GGGTGTAGGCAGAGGATATGCGCACTGTGTCACTGGTGCTGCCTAGTGTAATTTGGTTGATAGCAGAAGAAGATGCAGTATCCCCTAACACTATACTATCTTCATGCGAAGCTGTGCTGTTGGCACCAAGCGATACAGAATTTGTACCACTAGCCGTAGTATAGTAGCCAAGCGCAGTCGAGTACGCACCAGAGGCTGTAGTGCCACGACCAATTGCTGATCCGTAGCTGCCAGAAACATTAGCATTGTTTCCTAAAGCTAATCCTCCAGCACCTGTTGATTTTGCAGCTTGCCCAAGTACAACAGCATTATTTTGTCGTGCGCCGTAGCTGCTGCTATTCGTGGTTATAGCTGCTGCAAAGCTATGTGAGCCTGACGCATAAGAAGTACCTAACGCTACAGAATTTGCACCTGATGCTGTAGAAAGACCTATTGCAACAGCGTGTGAGTTAGAAGCTGTTGTTGCGTGACCCTGACCAGTGCCAATAGCAATTGCGCCGACGCTACTTGCGGAAGACCTATTACCAAGAGCCATTGCATAATTATTTGACGCTTTAGCGTTCGCACCTAAAGTTACACTGTGGTGATAATAATCATAAGCCTTTTCACTATATATCTGCCAGTATGTACCAGAGTTTACAAGTGTAACCCCCGTACCCATTTCCAGTTTTAAAGGGTCACTGCTGTCATAGTCGTTACCAGCAGACACACCAATTCCATCAGCACTGTTTGGTTTAATAGATATGACGCCTGTGCCGCTGTTCCAAATACTAACGTGGAAACCTGTAGATAAACTAGACAAAGCCGTAAGAGTTACATCTACCGTACCACTAGTATAATTTAATACCTTACCAAGATCACCTGACACAACAGTATAAGCCGCTGTTTTGTTGTCTATTGTATATTCAGAAGCACCACCACCTGCATCTGCAAAGGTTACTGCACCAGAGCCATTGGTTGTTAGTACCTGTCCATTAGTGCCATCCGCTTGAGGTAGGGTGTAGGCAGAAGATATACGTACAGTCTGATCTGTGTGGCCTAGAGTAATTTGATCTGCGGCTGAAGAAGATGCTCCCTGACCAATTACAACTGCATCTGTGTGACTAGCGGTATTACTACTGCCAAGCGATATAGAACGTGTAGCACTACTCGTTGCGTCAGATCCAAGAGCTATCGAAAGGGAGCCGCTAGATACTAAACTTTTTCCAAATGCGTATCCATTGGTGGTTGTTTTAGAAAGATAGCCAATCGCAAATCCACCATTTCCTATTGCACCATAAGAACTACTGTTTGTTCCAATTTGTGCAGCAAAAGTACCTATACCCCCTGCCCTAGAGTTACCTATAGCTATAGCTTCTGTACCAGCGGTTTGTGCCTGATAACCTAATGCTGTCTGTTGACTTGTAGTTGCTGCCCCATCAGCATTATGTCCAATAAATGTATTACTACTGCCTGAAGTAATAGCATTACCAGCATCCGTACCAAAATATGTATTATTATTACCAGAGTAATTTTTAGAGCCTGCACCGTAACCTATAGCAGCATTCCCGCTGCCAGTAACTTTGTCTAAGTTAGAACCTTGAAGCGCACTACGGCCAACAGCAGTATTGTTGCTGCCCGTTGTCAGATATATGGCAGCAGACCTACCAATCGAAGTATTATATGAACCTGTAGTTGTACCACTAGCAGCATTTAAACCAATAGCCACACTATCTAAACCAGCAATAGTGCCTGTCCCAATGGCAATACTATCATTGCCTGTAGCATCTGCCCCATCGCCAATACCTACGGCATTATCACCAGCCGCTGTTGGGTTAGTAGCACTTACAGGATTAGCAACATAAAGGTCAGCACCACCACCAGCAGCAGCGAAAGATAAATTTCCAGAGCCATCGGTTTTTAAAAACTGGCCTGACGAGCCATCAGACGCAGGTAATTGAAACGAAAGATTGCCACTATATGCAGAATGTGGAGCAGATTTTAATTCTGTGTAATGGGCGTTACTACTCTCGCAATAAAAACGTATAGCGCCCACAGTGCCTGTTGATGTTTTAATAGAAACAAGAGCATCATCAATCTCTGTACTATTATCAACCGTTAGTTTGCCCGTAACAGAAGCGCCCGTTGACGTTGTGTTTAATTTTTGGCTCCCGTTGTGATACAGACCCACTGCACCATTTTCGACCATGTAGGCCATGTACTCGCCGTTGCCAGCAAAGAAATCAATAGTGGAGGAACCTTTAAAGTGTAATGGGCCATTACCAGTATCTTCAATTATACTTCCTGAACCAGAGTGATAAATCTCAAGATCGTTAGAATTGCCAAATCGTGCTTTTACGTTATCATCAAAGTCAACGCCCCTTGGACCACCAACTATATCTTCATCAATCGCACTAATAAAAACGGTAGCAGAGCCACTTAAATTAATAGCATTATTAGAGTTATTGCTTTCGCTTACCGAGCGTGTAAGGGTAGTGCCAGAGGTTGTATAGGTGCCTGTGCCTATCTCAAAGTTACTACCATCCTCAATGACATAACGAACCACATTACCGTTAGCCACCCCAGCATCAGCAAAGGTCTGAAAGCCACTCTCAGCAGAGCCAAGCGTAATGGTTCCAGTACCCGTTGTACTGGTGGACATCTTTGCCCTATTTTTAAGTACAGGCATAAGCCACCCCTTTATTAGGTAAGCTGGATAACACCATTTGACGGGCTAAAGTCGATGGTAAATGTATCGCCATCATTTAGCGTTAAGCTTGAACCATAGTCATAGTAACCAATAAGCGGATCAGCGGGTGATGTTACAGTGTCATTATAAATGTAGACGTAACGGAACGCAGCAACACTACCGCCTGATGCAGTAAGCGTTAAATCAGCAAGAATAAGCTTGTAAACACCACCAGATTGACTTGATGAGCTTGTTGTAAGGTTTCGTGAAGATAGGTTGGAATAACTTATTTGAGTTACATTACCTAATATGCCATTGCCATCAGCAGTTGGATTAGAGCTTTCAGATCCCGGCGCTGTATTTGAAAGAGCAATGGCAAGTTGATCACTTTGTAAATCCATGTTTTCAACTGCGTTTGCAACGAAGTCGTTTATTTTAACGAAGGATGCCATAATATATCTCCTATGCTATCCTGATTATCGCAGATGTAGCATCCGCTGTGGGGAACTGTACTTCAAAACTAGAGTTATTAGCGACCCTATCTGACCCAAAATCTAACACAGCCACCGCTTTATTGGAAGCACTTGAGTTATAGATCAAAGCCCCCCGTGCTGTGAAAGTCGCATTAGCCCAAGTTACATTGCCAAAATCTACCATAGCGGTGGTGCCCGTAGACTTTGGAAAAGTCGCCGTCACTGTTAAATTCTTTCCCCCAGCCGTATACGCCGATCCTGACGTATTCGTTATTTCGTTCGATGTGCTATATGCGGTTGTATCCGCTCCCAAAGAAGCTGCGCTTGAGTACAAGGCAATCTTAAAGGTAGCCGTGTCAAAGTCATGCTCCGCCTTTAAAAGCTCTACCTTAAAAGAGGTACATGTTGTTTGAGTTATAGCCATAATTTATATCCTATTGTTTTGGTCTTATAACACGCCCTACGCGATAATCTTGTGTGGTTTCTTTGGCTTCTCCTAAAAGTTTTAAACCAGTCAAACTTTCTTGATATCGTTTATCATACATTGCCATAACATCCTGTTCCCCCTTCATAAACACATAGGCTTCAATTAAAGCACCGTACAATAAGCTAAGTTCTGCGTTCTCACTTAACCAAGTTGTACTACTGTCTGCTCCTGCGGTAATGCTCGCAGGCCGATAAAAATAATGAATTTCAACAGAAAGGTTAGCATTTGGCGTAGGGGCTAAAATAAAGTTATTACTATCAAAAACAGAATAATATTTAGGTAACCCCGTTGTCGCAGGGTTGGGGGTGTAGGATTGAATAAAACTGACATCCTTAAACTCTAAAAACTTATAGTCATTGTTCGACACATAACTAAAAGAAAAAGGAGCTAAAAAATCAGCAGGTTGCGCTACATATTTTCCGTTTTGAGATACCGTTCCCGTCGCATTCTTACGAAAGAAATCTAGTTGAACTGATTTTAAAATCCTTTCTTCCGCAGATCTTATAAATATAGGAATATTTCTTCCAAAATCAGTCAAGCTTGACGCGTCGCTAGGGTCCGTCAATTCAGCGTTTTCTGTAAAATCAGATATTGCTGTTCGCAACTGCGCATATGTAAAGCTCATGTTATCACCACTGTAACCGTTCCCACTAAACCTGCTGGGGCCAAAAGATTGCTGGGAGAAAGGCCCGGTATATCAGCAAAACCAACCGGATCAAAGCCATGTTGGACGGCTCTTTCTTGCACAAGATTCGGTTCTGGACGAGCATTTCTGAGTGCTTGAGGATCGCTTACCTTACGAAAAGGCCCCAGTTGAGGATGCTTGGGTTCATACTCGTCCGGTCCTACCAGTAAGCCATTCCACTCTCGCTTCATGTCACGATAAAGATACCTCTGACCACTACGATCAGAAATTGCAAAAGCGTGTTTTCCTGAAGCAAACTTAGCCATTATCCTGCTCTTGAATATTCATGTCTTGGAACAACATTAAAAGATGAACGGTCCCGGTCTTCCGTTGCTGCGCGTTCAAACTCTTCTTCATAGACTGCTTTCAACAGCTGCACTCTATTTGGCGCTCTTTTCAAAGCAATGTAATACGCGAGCCCTGCCGCTAAACAAGGGTAAAAACGAAACGGTAAATCCATTGTGTTGGTATATACATCCGCATCATCTATGCGTGTTAAAGCGTCAAAAATTACTAAATCGGTGGTGTTTTCAGGGGTGGGCCAAATCTTTAAGTTTGGCGTAAGCTGTCGATCTAAGAAAAACTGATTGGGTCGGCCCTGTGTCGTTTTTGTCGGAATATTAAGAAACTCGTCCCGACTTAAACGTTCAAGCGAATAATCGGTCCCGTCCCTACGGACGACTACGGACAGAACGTCAATGACGTCTGTCCCTAGATCGTATTCACCATCTCCAATAACCAACGTTACAGAGCGTTGTTTGATAGTCCACTGGTTTAACCCACGATTGGCCCAATCCGCAAGCAACAGGTTTAAAGAACGTTTAGCAGATTTAAGGTCGTAACCAGTACGAACCTCAAGTCCACAACGCTCAAAGGCTTCTTCGACGTATTCAGCTACGTCAAGCTCAAAATCTGTGCTTCCGGATAAGGTCATTTTACTTCTTCTTTACCATTCCGCCTTTGCGCATTTTCTTAACCATGCCGCCGCCGCGCATTTTCTTAACCATTCCACCGCCGCGCATTTTCTTAACCATGCCACCAGCCCTCATTTTCTTTTTAGGTTTCATTGCCATTTTTTAATCTCCTATAAATTTGGTGCCTGTGTTCAAACAGTTCCTTAGCGTCGTAATCTTCTTCGTAAGGCTTATAATAGCCTCTTTTTGCAAGTTTGTCTGCGCTTTCTTGCACTTTACTCAACCGTTGT